GACCCCTTTCTTCGCCTCTTTAACTTCATGAGGATACATGAAATTAGAAGGAAATAAAAGTATATCTCCTGTTTTTAGCTTAATTTCTTTACCCCTGCAATAAAATTCTGCACCTTCATAATCTTCATTGAGTTGAGCAACAATGGATATGATGGGCACACCTTTCATTTTTCCATCAAAAATGCTGTGAATATGATCATAATGCTGTCTCATCATCGTACCAATGGGATACTTATTAAATCGTATCGGAGAAAATTTTGTTAACCAAGGAGGATTTGTTTTTTGTCCTTTAATTGAATACTTATTTTGATAAGCTTCTAAAGCTTTAACAAGATGAGGTGTGATTTTATTCTGTTGTTCTTGAGTACAAGGCATAACATCTAATTCTTTTGTAGGTTCTGAAGTAGAGGTTCCTGTTGTATAATTATTCCAGGTATGCTTCTTCCATTGTTTTTTATTACATTCATCAATCAACTCTTCACATAATTCTTTGGGTATGGCATTGGTCACAAATATATAATCATCAACCTTGTCCATAAAGCTCCTTGATATTTAAATGTGTTAAGCTGTCCGTACTACCTAATTCATCAATACAAAAAGTATTAAAAGACATGCTATAGCGTTCTTCATTACCTTTATTAAGTGGAACGGAATGTCTTAAACTCGATGGAAACAAGACCAATTCGCCATCGGTCATGGGTAAGAGAAAAGTTTCAGCGTTGAAGGTGTTATATTTTTCAGGGTTTAATTTAACACCATCTTGTATAGATTTATTAAATTGTATGGGAGGTAGTGTTTTTGTTTGTCTAAAATAAAAAACGCCACTGATAATACTATTCGGATGTACATGTTCGTGATGTTTGCTATTGGGTGGATTACGGTTCGTCCAAGCCTGTGTCACCACTAATCTTTGTTTAGTATTTAAAATCTTTTGTGTATATTTGTTTAAACTTTCGTAAATAAAATCTTTAATTTTGGACAGCTCTTTATGCTTTAATAAATAAGTATCGTCCGATTTAAAGTTTTCATTTTCTTTTTGTTCGATGTATCTTAATTTTTCAATGAATTTAAATTCCTCTTCAATGGAACTTTCATACTTAGTAATAAGTACCGGGATCGGGAAAATTTGCAGTAGTTCGTCTTTCTCTTTCATATGGGATTTATACTATATCTTACAATTAAAGTCCACCGTGAGAATCTGAACATCCATGTGCATAACTGACACTATTTATCATGTCTCCAAAATCAGTTCCGTTTCCAGTAGAAGCTATAGTTATATATTCAATAACATTAGAAAGACCTGGGGCCGCTCCGCCTGCATAAATTCCCCGTGTTTTATTAGAAGTACCTGATACACCTGTTCTTGCTGCGGTTAAGTCTCCAAAATCCGTTGCATTACCTGCGGATGCTATCGTTATATATTCTATAACATTTACTTTAGTTGGGGTAGCTCCTCCTCCAAAAGTTCCACGAGTAGTAGAACTAGCTCCAGCCATACCGAAAGTAGCGGTACTTAAATTTCCAAAATCTGTTACATCCCCTGTGGACGCAATGGTAATATATTCCATTATATCTACAATGGTTGGAGTCAATCCACTACCAAAAATTCCTAATGTTGGGGAAGCACATGAACCAGCTTTTGCTCTTACTGCGCTTAAATCTCCGAAATCTGATGCATTTCCAGCAGTGGCAATGGTTACGTAGTCCATTATATTGGACTTACCAGGCGCTTCTCCTCCACCCCAAACGCCACGAGTCTGGCTGGATAAACCTGTAATGCTGTGTCTTCCATCCGTTAAATTTCCAAAGTCTGAAGCATTCCCTAAAGACTGCATTTCTACAGAATCAATGACATCACTCGCTGCATACGCTCCACCAAAGACAGCCCTTGTTGAAGAACTAGCAGCACTTCCACTTCCTATGTATCGTGCAGAAACCATGTCACCAAAATCTACGGCATTTCCTAAAGTAGGAATTGAAAAATATTGTAATACATTAACGGCACCTGGAGCTGCACCACCCCCAAGTAAAGCCCTTCCACTTCCAGGCATATAGTTGACGGATGGACGTTGTAGTACATCTGATAAAATTCCACCTCCGCCTGGAGAAGGTTGTGAATACATGTTAGCAGTAACAGCTTGAAGATTACCAAAATCTATACAAGTACCACCAGTCGCTAATTGAAAATAATCGATAACATTAACTGCATTTGGATCATATCCTCCTCCAAAGCATCCTCTAATTGTATTGCTATTAGCTCCAGGATGATGTCTAGCAACAGATAGATCTCCAAAATCTACAGAGTTTCCTGTAGTGCCAATAGTCATTTTATTTAAATCTCCCGTTGCACCATCCTGTCCACCCATAAAGCCGAGGGTATTACTAGACATTCCACCGCCGCCTCCACAAGCGTTAACTAAATCCCCAAAATCAACACCATTTCCTGTAGTTGCAATTTCAACATAATCTATGGCATTGGTAGCACTAGGTGTGTTACCTCCACCAAAAAGCGATCGAGTAGGTGAAGAACATGAAGTTGGACTACTTCTTGCAGCAGTTAAATCTCCAAAGTCGACCGCATTTCCTGTTGAAGCAATATGAATATAATCAATAACATTTTGCCTTGTCGGTGTTCCTCCTCCTGCAGCTATTCCTCTAACATTATTTCCTGTTGCTTGAATACTAAAACGACTAACTGTAGTATCTCCAAAATCGGCTGCATTACCTAGAGACGCTGTTTCAACATAATCAATCGTTGTTGTTGTAGGTACTCCTCCACCCATCCAAACAGATCTTGTTGCTGAAGCAGTTCCACTACAATAACGAGTTACACTGGTATCTCCAAAATTCGCTGAATTTCCTGTGCTTGATATTTGTATATAATCAATCCATGATAAAGCATTGGATCCATCATGCGATCCTCCAAAAAATCCTCTATCGCTACGAAGCTCATTATTCATTATGGCTTTATAACGACCTTTAATGTTCCAAATATTACCCATTATCCTTGTACTCCTCCATGATTATCGGTAGCACCTGCAATAAATTTTAAACTAATTGTTCTATCTCCAAAGTCAGTAGCATTTCCTGTAGATGCTATGGTCACGTAATCTATGGTATTCAACAAACCTGGCGTAGCTCCTCCTGCCCAAACAGCTCTTGTTTTATCTGCAGCTGCGGCAGCTCCAAATCTTGCAGCGGTTAAATCCCCAAAGTCGGTAGAATCTCCTGTAGAAGCAATAGTTACATAATCCATATCAGTTGAATCATTATTACCAGCAGCTCCTATTGCACGAATATCATTAGAACAACCTGTAAGGTTTCCATTTCCACGTTGTAAATCACCAAAGTCTGAAGCGTCTCCTGTGCTTGCTATAGTAACATAATCAATAGTTGCTGCAGCAGGAGTTGCTTTTCCCATCCAAAGTCCACGAGTGCTACTCGCTGCGGCATTATTTGCTATATCAGCTGAAGTGGTTAAATTTCCAAAATCTGCACCTGATCCTCCTGATGCTAATGATATATAATCTATAATATCAACCCGACCTGCTGCAGGACTTGGACTATATCCTCCTGCTGCTACTCCTCGTGTAGAACTACTTAAACCTCCAAGATTAGAACGAGCATTACTGGCATCACCAAAATTATGAAAACCTCCTTTAGATGCAAATAGTGTAAAATCAACATCATCGGTATAGCCAGAAGCTAATGCACCAGCATAAGCATAACCTCGTGTACTACTTCCAAAACCTGTAAGAGATTGTCTTGCTTGAGCAAGATCACCCCAATCAGCAGCATTTCCTAAAGTTGGAATATGAATATAATCAACGGTGTCTGAGATTCCAGATTCACCCCCCATAAATAAAGCTCTTCCTGTTCCACTTGAATAAGTGGATCTTGTTCCTTGATACCCGTCACAAAGACCGCCGTGAGAGTTTGAAGCAGCTCCTAATCTTTTTCTTGCAACTGTTAAGTTTCCAAAATCAACTGCTGTACCCCCATTTGCAATCGTCCAATATTCTATTACATCTGTTACACCAGGATTAATTCCACCTCCCGCTAATCCTCTAACGGAATTAGAAGTTCCCGCAGCATCTCCTGTAACAGCAGTTAAATCTCCATAATCTATTGCATTACCTTGTGTTGCAATTTCAACATAATCAAGTGTTGTCACTAAACCTGGTTGAGCGCCTCCAGCAGTAACTCCTCTTGTTGAACTGCTAGTCGCACTTAAATCTTGTCTTGCAGCCGTTAAATCTCCAAAGTCTATGGCGTTTCCTGTCGTTGCAATTTCAAAATAATCTATTGTGGCAGCAAGACCTGGAGTTTTACCTCCTAAAGCCAAACCTC